CGCGCAGCGTTCTGAATTTCCAGCTCATCAGCCCGGAAATCGTCACGCAGTGCCAACCGTTTATGATTCTCCACTGCATTTCCGCACCTCAAATGTTTACCAAATTGGTAATACTTTTGGTTATACGTAACCCGGAACGCGTCCGGCGATGGGTGAACAGTGAGCTTTTACCGCCTCAATGTTTACCTTAAAGGTAATACTGAACCGGTTTTAAAAGATAGTCAATAGATAGTGAGAGAAAAAAATTACCAAAACGGTAACTATTTTTCTTTGTGCCTGAACGGATCTTGAGGATTTGAGCTGTGTGTAGTTGTGCTAACGCGGCGTTTTACGCCTGCTTATCGTTCTGGTTCTGAGACATCACGAAATCAATGAACGTGCGGATCTTGTCTTTTTCCTGCTGCGGCAGCGCCGCGTACAGTTTGTGGTCGTAACTGATAAGGCCCGGCGCTTCCGGCGGCAGGATCATTTCATACGCCTGGCGCCCGAACGACTCTGCAATCGCTGCCAGATTATTGACGGAGATGCTGCTCTCGTTTCGCAGCAGGCGGTTAATTGTTGCCTGGCTGACGCCGGAAGCAGCCGCCACTTTCTGCTGAGAAAGCCCGTCAGCATCCATCCACTTTTTGAGGATGCTCGCGGCCAGCTCGCTGGTGTTTGTCGGGCCTGTGTCGCTTTCCTGGTTTTCCAGCATATTAGCCAGCTGGTGATCGACGTCCAGCCAGTGGGATTCAACGCGCGCGGCTTCTTCAATGCGTCGGGCGACCTTATCGCCGATATTCTTCGCGCCGCTCTCCCACCGGGACACCAGGTTCTGCTGAATCTCCAGCCGCTCGGCCAGGCGGATCTGCTTGCCGTCGAAATAACGCCGCAGAATTTCCTTTAAATTTTCTCGCCGTATCTCATGAATACTTTTCATTTCTATTAAATTATCTCTTTTTGGGATTGTTAACTTATTAAATTAAAAGAGATATTACCAAAAAGGTAAATGCACCAAAAAGGTAATAATGTTTGATTTTTACACCCAAAAGGTAATAATCTTGAGGTAAATAGATACTGTGAGAAAAAAATTTATGGCAATCGAGCAGAAATTTGATTTCAAGAAACACTGGCTGAGCCTGGACCAGGCGGGCCGGGAGGCGTTCGCTCTGGATGCCGGGACGACAGCCGGGTACATCGCTGCGCACTACTGCGGGCGCCGTAAGACGCCGACTAAGGCACGGATGGAAAAGCTTTTTAAGGCGTGCAAGCAGCGCGGTTGGCTGACCAGTAAAAACGACCTGGTCCAGTTCTTCTACAGCTAACGCCCACACCACAGACGCAAAGAGGCTGCCTTATGGCGGCCTTTTTTATGCGCCAAACACCATAAAGGTAATATTTATCCGTTTACGGTTGATCTTTTCGTGTGCTCAGGCAAAATTATCGTAATCACAACCGCAATGAGGTTACGACTGTGAAGATTATCACCCGCACTGATGCCGCAAAGACCGGCATGAAGCGTTATTACACCGGGAAACCCTGCAAGCACGGACACGACAGCGAACGCTGGGTTTATAACGGCCACTGTGTGGCATGCACCATGGAAAGCAACAAGCGACGCCAGGACGAAATCAAGCGCCTTATGGCAGCGGCAGAACAAGGCGAATCCGCGGGGGTGATCTGATGGCCAGTAGCTGGATAAAAGTCGAGGTCATCACACCCGACAAGCCGGAAATTTTTCAAATAGCGGAAATCCTTAATATCGACCCGGACGCCGTTCTCGGAAAGCTCGTGCGCATATGGGCGTGGGCAGATCAGCAGACCATAGACGGTAACGCTGGCAGCGTTACAAAAGGAGTGCTGGATAGACTCGCTTTTATTACAGGGTTCGCTGATGCGCTGATCACTGTCGGCTGGCTGGCATATGAAGATGGTCGGCTCGTACTTCCTAACTTCGAACGGCACAACGGGGAATCATCGAAAAAACGGGCGCTTACAAACCGTCGCGTCGCTGAACACCGAAAACGTGAAACGCAAAAAGTAACGCAAACAGCGTTACGAAAAGAGTTACCAGAGGAAGAGGAAGAGGAAGATATAAAAGATAAAACCCCACATAGCGCGCGAGTGAAATTTGAGCCTGTGGATAACCCCCATAATCAGAGGTTGTCGAAAAACCCTGACCCCGGAGCCGGAAACTTTGTGATGGATGGTTACGTGCCACCAGGCGGATCTGCACCGCTGGGTAAATTCGCGATATCGCCGGACTGGAAACCCGACCCCGATTTCAGGAAGCAGGCCGCGATATGGGGCATCCCGCTGACGAAAGAGGTGACCCCCCAGGAGCTGGCATCGTTCATCGACTTCTGGCAGGCAGAGGGGAAGGCATTTCACCACACCCAATGGCAGCAGAAGCTGGCGCGCAGCGTGCAGCAGAGCCGAAACAGAGTTAACGGCAGGGCCGGGCGAGACGTCAACGCGATACCAGAGCCAGAAGACGAGATCCCTCCAGGCTTCAGGGGGTGATTTTTTGTTGCGCGAAGAGTTTACCAAAATGGTAATTTTATTTATCTTTATCGCTTGAAATCTATTCGTAAAAGTATCAGTATTACCTTTAAGGTAAAGGCTCAAGGAAACCAACATGGGCGTGATTATCGGGATTGACCCCGGCTGTAGCGGGGCGCTTGTGGCTGTAGACGAAACCGGCGAATACGTGGCGTACCTGAACATGCCGACCATCAAAGTCGGCAGTAAGGCGAGGGTTAACGGCGCGCAGCTGGCGGCCTGGCTTCAGTCGTGGAGCATCAGCCATGCGTATCTGGAGCAGGTGGGCGCCATGCCAGGGCAGGGAACCGCGAGCATGTTCACGTTCGGGCATGCAGCAGGTATCGCCGAAGGCATCCTGCAGGGGGCTCACATCCCCTACACGCTTGTGACGCCGCAGGCATGGAAAAAGGCCGCCGGACTCATCGGCAGCGACAAAGACGCGGCGCGGAGCCGGGCGGTTCAGCTCTATCCGGCACTCCGCGCGCTGGATGCAAAAGCCAAAGGGCAGGCCATCGCCGACGCGCTGCTGATCGCACGACACGGCTTAATGCTTAAGTCCTGATTTGTCAGATGATTAAAAAATCAATACGGGTGAATTATGCACAGTGAAAACAATGAGTTAGTGAGGGCGGGTCATGAGCTGGCGAAGTGCCTCGACAGCAATACGCCGCTGCTGGATATCGCGAAGATGATTATCAGCCTGGCGGATAAGCTCGACGTTACCACTCTGGCGCTGCGCGAAAAGACGAAGCAGTGCAATGAACTGGCTAATGAACTTAACGCAGTAGAAGCCATTCACAACGACGCCGTATTCATTAATGATGAGCATTACGACCAATGCCCTCCGGAAGTGCAGAAAATCATCAGTAAACTTGCGGTTATGGTTCTTCCAGCCACCGACGCATTCCTGCGCGAAGTGCGGGCCAGCGCTGTTGATGCTGTTTGCCTGAAAATTAGCAATTCAATCGTAAGTTGCCGTCAAGACGAAATGATAGGACTTGATGAGGCAGTAATTATTGCCAGCGATTTCGCAGTCGAGCTGCGTCAAGGCGGTGCCGCATGAGCAGAATACGAAACTTTGGTTGGAATCGCCTTAAGCTCGCAACGCTCTCATACGATCAGCTATCTCAGCTTGAAGAGCAGGTTAAGAAAGAGCACGCCGCTAGTGACGGTATCCACATGTACGATAAAGCGGGACGTGACAAACTCGATGCGATTAGCTGGGCTGTGTACAACAAGCAGAAGCAGGAGCGTGCCGCATGACCATCGACACAGCAAAACTGAAAACGGCGGCATCTTTGGCTCTGGACGCATGGAATAAATTTATATCTCTTCCTGATGATGTGGATTTAGAGCGTGGTCTGTCTTTGCATGAAATGTCGTTGCTATCAGCTCACGACGCAGCATCAAACCCCGCCACCGTGCTGGAGCTGATAGCAGCGCTGGAAGCCGCAGAGAAGCGCAACGCAGAACTTGAGGCGCGGACGGTTAAGTTGCCGCCATGTGTTGATGATCTGCATGGTGTTGGAATGGTTATGTCTGCTGATGCGGTGACAGAGGCTCTGTCAGCGGCGGGCATCAATCTTGAGACAGGGGGTGAGTGAGATGATAAGGCATCTAAAAAAGGTCCGCGCTGATGAGATTGGCCCGAATACCGTTCTTTCTGTTTTCGATGAGTACTATCGAGTCAGGAAAGTAAATTATCACGGAGATCGCACAACGCTGTTTCTTCAGGAAGAGAGTGAGCCTCTGTCCTACTTCGTCAAAAACGACATTATCGAAGTTAAGGTGCCAAACGGACTTGAGATTGATGTGGAGGTGAAAGCGTGAGCGAAATGAGCGAAGAGGCGCTGGCGGCAGCGTGCGCAGAGAAAGTGAGACAGCTTGAGTTTTCGGTTAAACAGAGCGCGTTTTATTCAGTCCGGAAGGAGCTTGAGACAGAATTAGCAATTGCGCGCGTAGCACTGGCCGCGCTGCGGGAGCGGGCGGAGCCTGTGGCGTACATGATTGGCGGTCATTACTTAATGCACGCTAATGACCCAAAAGTCGATAACTATTCCTCTGCCGTGCCGCTCTACACCGCACCGCCCGCGCCGGTTGTGACTGCTGAAACCTTTGAAGAATGGTCGCGTCGATGCGAAATCCAACTCACGTTGTGCCGCCCTGAATTCCGTGAAGTTGCCGAGATAACCTGGAACGCCTGCCGCGCCGCCATGCTCGCAGCACCGGGCAAACATCCGCTATCGGTAGATGTGCTGGCGGGAGCCCTGCGAAACGCTCCGCTCGCGCCTGCGGATAATCAGGGGCGTCAGCGCGCGCCGGTAGCTGCTGGCTGGATAGCGTGCAGCGAGCGGATGCCTGATGATGGCGTTTCGGTGTTAGCGTACTGCAAATGTGGTGATAATTTTTCAGGCATTTACACAATGCGAGCGCCAGTAATACGCTCGAAAAATAGTCGAAAAGACGACTCGGTAGTGCATCACGAACGCGTCACCCACTGGATGCCGCTACCGGCAGCGCCGGGCAAGGAGGGTTGATGGCTAAATCCGCAGCAGAGCGCAAAGCAGCGCAGCGCGCCCGGCAGGCCGCCGCTGGTGGCCGCAAACTGGAGCTGGTGCTGGACCAGCAGGAGCTCGAAATGGTGGCGCGCAACTGCGCTGCCCGCCGACCAGGCAAAGAGCCGCATGAGCTCAACGAGTACATCGCGATGCTGATTCGCCAGGATGACGCCCGGCTGCAGGAGCAGATCGAGGATATGCGGGCACGCAGTTGCGGAAAGTGCGGCGATAAACTGCCGGTAGCGTCATGCCCGTGCCAGGGTGATTCGCAATGCTGGGTTACCAGTGGGTGGCATAACCTTAAATTAACCGTGTGACATGTCACGCCATTGAATCGGAAACGAATTAACCGCCTCTACGGCGGTTTCTTTTTGTGTGATAGTATTACCAAAATGGTAATACTTTTGAGGTTGATAGCATGGCCGAAGGCGCGGGAAAGCGAAAATCCACCAAATTTAAACCGTTAACGGATATGCAGGAACGCTACTGCCAGGAGTACGTGAAGACGCCGGACGCGCAGGGCCAGGCCGCAAAGCGCGCCGGGTTCTCTTCGTATGACAACGCCGCCATGCGCATGATGAAAGACGACCGTATCCGCGACCGCATCGCAGAGCTGATGGAAGAGCGCAACAAGCGCCTGCGCGTCAGCGCCGATTATGTGCTGATTCGCCTGGTGGAAATCGACCAGATGGACGTGCTGGACATTCTGAATGACGACGGCAGCCTCAAGCCGATCCGCGACTGGCCGAAGGTATGGCGCACCTCGCTCAGCGCGATGGATATCAACCGGATCCGCATGGCCGGCAAGGATGGAGAGGACGATATCGAGTCAACCCTACAGAAAGTTAAATGGCCTGACAAGGTGAAAAACCTTGAGCTGATCGGTAAGCACGTAGACGTCAGCGCGTTCAAAGAAGTACATGAGCACAACGTTAACCTTTCGCTCGCTGACCAGATGGCGAAAGCCCGCCAGCGCGCCGCGAACAGCAAGAAAGGCGCGAAGAAGGTGAAAGCCGATGAGTGATGCCGTCGATATTCAGTCGCAGCTGGTGGAGGACATCGCCAGCTTCACGCACGATCCGCTCGGGTATGCGCTCTACGCGTTTCCGTGGGGTGAGCCAGGCTCAGAGTTGGAAGATTCAGAAGGGCCGCGCGACTGGCAGTCGGAAGCGTTCGACGAGATAGGCCGGCACCTCTCCGACCCGGCGACGCGCTTCGAGCCGCTCATGCTTGCCCGCGCGTCCGGCCACGGTATCGGCAAATCTGCGTTCATCTCAATGCTGATCAAGTGGGGCATGGACACCTGCGAAGACTGCAAAATCGTGGTGACGGCCAACACCGAGAACCAGCTGCGCACAAAGACCTGGCCGGAAATCGCCAAGTGGCAGCGACTCAGCATCACCCGAGACTGGTTCACCGCCACCGCCACCGCGATTTACTCCAACGACCCGAACCACACTAAAGCCTGGCGCGCCGACGCTATCCCGTGGAGCGAGAACAACACCGAGGCGTTCGCGGGCCTGCACAACAAGGGCAAGCGGATCATCCTGGTATTTGATGAAGCCTCCAATATCGCGGATCTGGTGTGGGAAGTAGCAGAAGGCGCGCTGACGGACGAAGGCACCGAAATTATTTGGGTGGCATTCGGTAACCCGACGCGAAACACCGGGCGATTCCGCGAATGTTTCCGAAAATACCGGCACCGCTGGAAGTGCAGGCAGATCGACTCCCGCACCGTCGAAGGCACCAACAAATCGCAGATCGAGAAGTGGGCCGCCGACTACGGAGAAGACAGTGACTTCTTCAAAGTTCGCGTGCGTGGCATCTTCCCGGACGCGTCAGAAACGCAGTTCATCCCGACCGGCATGACCGAAGAGGCGCTGACGCGAATCGTCACCGAGGCGCAGGTGGCGCACGCACCGGTTATTCTCGGCGTCGACCCGGCATACTCCGGCGCTGACGACGCGGTTATCTATCTGCGGCAGGGTCTGCATAGCAAACTGCTCTGGCGCGGCAGCAAGACCACTGACGATCTGATTATGGCGAAGCGCATCGCCGACTTTGAGGACCAGTATCGCGCCGACGCCGTGTTTATCGACTTTGGCTACGGCACCGGCCTTAAATCCATTGGCGACGGCTGGGGGCGCGCGTGGACGCTTATCCCGTTCGGCGGCAAGTCCACCGATCCGCAGATGCTGAATAAGCGCGGCGAGATGTACAACAACGTGAAAACCTGGCTCAAGCTGGGCGGAACGCTGGATGAGCGAGAGACGGCGGAGGATTTGTCGGCGGTCGAGTACAAAGTGCGCGTCGACGGCAAGATTGTGCTGGAGCCCAAAGAAGATATCAAAGACCGCCTGGGGCGCTCGCCAGGCTGCGGTGATGCCCTGGC